TGAGAATAAAGAATGGTATATTTACAGAGAATATACTAATAACAATGGTTTAACTATTTTAAAAAGATTATGAAATTTAGAATTAAAAGTGAGTTCTTAGAATGTGATATTATCACAAAAGACAAATCAGGAAATGATGTTTTAGTTAATAAAAATAACTTCAATGATTATTTTGCTAACTTAATGTTTTTAGCTGGGCAAAGTCATTTAATCGAGCAAAACCCTCACCACAATGTTGAGTTTGAAGAAAAAAAAACTTTCGAGCAATTGTCGGAAAATGTTATTGCATTAACTTACGATCCTCTAAAGACCGAAGAGAGCAATTCAGTAGAAACTCCAAAAGAGCAAACATTGAAGCCGAAACGTGGAAGGCAACCGAAAGCAAAGGAATAAATCACAACGGATTTTTATTACCTACTGAAATAGCTACTTTAAGAAGCCATAAATCAATTTTAGAACACTCTTTGAACTTAGGTTTGGAGAGTGTTTTTATTTTAGAAGATGATGTTGATTTTACAGATGAGTTTTTAAACAAGTTGAATGACTGTTTAAGTGAACTTCCGGAAAATTGGGATGGCATACACTTAGGCGGTTACTCACCACTGGGAAGCACGGTTAATTATTCTTTATTCTTAAATAAATGTTTTGCGAGTTGGGGCGGTTATGGTTACATTGTAAATAAAAAAGCTATTCCAATAATTTTAGAAACAATTAAAGAAGAGCAAAAACAAATTGATACTTATATAGCATCACTCATGCCTTCATTAAATTGGTTTAAAAGCAAAGAAAAACTTGTTTTGCATCCGCCTAATCAAAGTACTATATTAAACAAGTGGGTAGACTACAAAGAATTATATTAAGTAAATTTTAAAAAGTAAATTAAAAACTAAATTTGAATTATGTTTAAGCCGAGAAGCCTTACTTATAAAAATAGAGTTGTAAAAATTGTAAAAGATAACAATTCCGACTTAATCAAATATGGCATGGACAATGCCTTTCCTCAAAAGTTAGTTCAGCAATTAGATGAAAGCGGTACAGCAACTGCATGTATTGATATTTTAACACAATATATTTATGCTGAAGGCTTAGTTAATGAGCAGTTAGGCGAAGTTAAGATAAATGAGAAACAATCTTTTAATGAGTTAATATCTGAAATAAGCGGATATGTTTCAATTTTTCAGGCTGTAAGTTTATATGTAATGCGTGGATTGGATGGGAAAGTAAAAGAATTAAAGCTTATTCCATTTGAACAAATACGTCGAACAGACAGAGGGACTTTTATTGTTAATCCTACATTCGGGACCAATAAATACAAAAAGGAAAAAGACAAAGAATTTCCAGCGTTTTATGGTGCTATAATTACACCAATAGAATTAAAAGAACATATCATGGAGTGGGGAGAAGATAAAGGAGAAATACTTTATTACTTCCGTAAAAAACCAATGAAGAACTATTATCCTATTCCGACTTTTTATTCAGCGATTGAAGATATAAACACCGACAGCGAAAATTCTAAATACGAACTTGAATCAGTAACAAACTCTTTTTTACCTAGCGGTATATTGAACATAGTAGGTAACTATGACGATACTCAAAGGGATGAAAGCGGAATGACACAACAAGATTATTTAGACGCTACTTTAGAACAGTTTACAGGTAATGTAAAAGATGAAACTGGAGCAAGTGGCAGACAAAAACTTTTAATCTTACAAGCTAAAACAAAGAAGAACTTGCTGTTTATCAGCCTTTGAGTAATGAAGGTATTTTAAATGCAATTGAAAACAGCACTAAAAGAGTTGCTGAAAAAGTAGCGAGAGCGTTTGGAGTTCCGCCATTCTTAGTTGGCTTAGGCGGTAATGTTGGTTTTTCAACTAACATAATTGCAGATAATATTGAACTTTTTAACAATAGAGTTCGAGTACTTCAAGAATTAATTACAGATGCATTTGAACAATGTTTTCCACAATTTGAATTTGAATTAACTCAATTAAAGCCTATTAAATACATTGATAGTGAAATACTAAAAGATTTAACTATTGATGAACGTAGACAAATAGCTGGTTATGAACCTTTAAATCAAAACAATGGCATACAAACCACTAATAATTAAAAGTGATTTTGATATTTACGTTAAGTTAGGAAAGAACGTAAAAGATAATGATTTAGATCAATTCATTCGAGTTGTTCAAGAATTGGATTTGGATTCATGGGTTCCAGCAAACTTTTATACTAATTTAAAAGATAACCTTACAACAATGCCACAATTAAACGCATTGTTTGAAGATTACATTAAACCATTTCTTGTTTTAGGTGCTTATTATCGTTTCTTATTATATCATGGCAGAAATATCAGTCAGTATGGAATAAGACAAAATAATGAAGATACAAGCGCGGAAATAAGCGATCAAGTAAGAGCAGCTTTAATGGGCGATGTTGAAAGTCAAAAAAGTGGTTACTTAAATAAATTAAAAAATAAAATGTTTGATGACAATTTCACTTATGACGGAATTGTTTACGATTTTTATAATGACTGCGACAAACACGAATTAAACAATCAATTAAATATTCGACAATTAGGAGCAAGAAAAATAATTAAAAAAGGAAGGGGGTTTTGTGGTTATCCGAAGGATTAAAGGGGACACATATCCCGTAAAAGTTCAAATATCTTCAGAAGATGGGACTGCATTTGATTTAACAAATTGCACTTGCTTTTTTACTGTTAAAAAAAGATTTGGAGATACAGATGCCGAAGCTTTAATATCAGTTGATACAACAACTCATGTTGATAGTTTAGAAGGTATCACGGAATTTGACATGGTAAATGAAAATGTAAGTTTAGTTGGTTCTTTCATTTATGATATTAAAGTTAAGGACTCAAACAATATTATTTACTCAGTAATTACCGATAAAATCATTTTTGAAAATCACGTTACTATAAGGACTTCATGAGTTATAAGTTAAAAATATTAAATGGAGTTTTAAAGCTTAAAACATTCTCTGACGTTGTTTTAAATATCTTAGGTATAAAAGACTTAGGAACACAAACAGGAGAGGTTACAGATGGGTATATTGACTGGAGTATGCAGCAATATACACAAACAACTGCTCAATGGAATGCATCAACTTATATTTTATTAAAGGGGCAAGTTGGAGTAGAAGATACTGGAACAACTACATTTAAATTAAAAGTTGGTGACGGGGTTTCTACTTGGCAACAATTAGGTTATATAAGCGGAGGCGGTGCAAATGACTTCCCTGAAAATCTTTATTTAACCGTTGTAAATAAAACAGGTGACAATTTATTGGCTACAGGATATAAAGTTCTAAAAGTACAAGACGCACAAGGGCAAAGGTTAGCAGTTGATTATGCATTAGCAGATAGCAACGGTAATTCTACTGATACAATTGGAATTGTTTATGAGAATATTAATAATAATCAAAGCGGTAGAATAGTTGTAATTGGCGAGTTAACAGGATTAAATACGACGGGAAGTTTACAAGGCGAAACTTGGAATGATGGGGATGTGCTTTATCTTAGTTCATCAACACCTGGAAATCTTACAAAGGTACAGCCTATTGCTCCAAATCATTTAGTTGTTGTTGGTTATGTTGTTTACGCTCATGCAAACCAAGGTAAAATATATTGCAAGGTGCAAAACGGGTGGGAAATCGGGGAGCTCCATGATTGCTACTTGCCAAGTCCTTCAAACAATGACGGTATTTTTTGGAACTCAACTACAACTCGTTATGAGAATAAAAGCATTACAACTGTTTTAGGCTATACCCCTTATTATACTTTAGACAAAAATAATGTTAACGTTTCTTTAACAGGAACAACTACAGAAACTATTTTAGATTCATCGTTAATTACTGCTGGCACAATTGAAGCGAATGATAGAATAATTATTAATGTTAGGGCTTTACCAACTGGTATTAGTGGAAGTAAAACATTAAAGGTTTATGCAAATGATTCATTAACTTTAACAGGAGCAACCTTAATAGCTACTTACACATTTACAACAACATCTACTTTATTTGTTAGAAATATTGTATTTAAAAATAGTGTAAGTTCACAAAACGTAATAACAACATCATCAATTGCTTCAGATGTTCAAAGCTCTTTTACAAGTGGTAATTTTTCAACGTTAAGTATAAATTTTGCAACTAATAAATACATTATTTTAAGCGGACAGTTAACTGTAGGAACAGATACTATTACAATAAATGATTCATATTTAACATTAGTAAGATGATAATAATTAAAGCAATAAATAATGGCGAATTTATAGAGCCTGAAAGGACTTTAACGATTGAAGAAAAAGCAACTGTTACATCAGCAATTTGTAATGGTATAGAATATATTTATTACCAAGGTGATGAACCTTTACAAGTAGAATAAAATTTGGTACTTTAAAAAATAAACAACATGGCAAACGCATTAAGACTAACAGCTAACGGTGGCTGTGAATATATTGATAACACAGTAGCGAGAACAGGCAAAAAATATTACTGTTTTATTGTTCAAGCTGATACAGTAGTAGCAACTTTAACAGGTGGCTTTGCACCCGATACTACAACAAACTATTTAACATCAATTGGTTTAAGTGGTAAAACATTAAAGCAAGGGGCTATTATTTACGCTCCTGGTGATGCTGTATTTACTAATCTTACTTTAACAAGCGGAACTATCATTGCTTATTCGGAGTGATACCTTTACATCCATTATCTGTTAAGAACTACGTTAGATGTTGTTCTGTTAGAAATCTTAATTGGGTTACAACAGAAGGCACATCTAATGTAAGTGATTATCCTGCTTATGGTCTTTATAACTATTCACATACAATGTTTATTTTAAAACAAAGTGAGTTAGGTAGTCAAAAAAATATAACAGGATTACAGATACACATGGCAGGTTATTCAGCAGGATATATTTATAATAACCAAACAATTAGAATTGCACACATAACAGATTCTCAATTTGGAACTAATGTTCAAATAACAAACACAAATGGTGATGTTAGTGGAATAGCAGGAATTAAAGACTTGCAAGCTGTTAAGAATTTCAATTGGTCGGTTACTTCAGGGTATAATAATATAAATTTTGACAGTAACTTTTGTTATAATGGGATTGATAATCTTTTAATTATTTGGATTAATAAAGATGGAAGTTGGCAAAGTGGCTATGGTTGGGCTGAATGCCATTCAACAAGCGCACAATTTTTAAGTTGGTATAAACAAAATGACGCAAGTTATCCAACAGGATTTGGCACAAGAAATTCATCAACAAGACCTAATATAAAAATTAATTATTAATGGATCAATTAAAAATAGAATTAAGCCAATACGGTGAAATAATTAATTGTGAAGATTATCAAAAGTATTTTTTAGTGGTACTTTATAATTGGAGTGAAAGCATTGAAACATTTAACAGCATAGCAAATAAGTATTTAAGAGGGCAAAAAGTTTGTACCTTAGAAAATGGAGTTTTAAAGTCTGAATATGATTGGAACTAATTTAGCAATAACAACTAAAAGATATGTGCCATTAGGGGGTGCAGCAACTGATGCAGATGCTCAAGCTTTTATAACAGCAGCAGGAATAACTAATGCTACTCAACAAAGTGCAGTTAATCAACTTGTATTAGATTTAAAGAGTGCTAACATTTGGACAAAAATGAAGGCTATCTATCCTATTGTTGGCGGAACTGCAACTACTCATAAATGGAATTTAAAAAATCCTTTAGACACAAATGCAGCATATAGATTAACTTATACAACTGGATGGACACATTCATCTACAGGTATGAAACCTTCACAAGCATATGCAGAAACTTTTTTAAATGGAACAGTATTAGGTGGAACATCTATACATACATCAACTTACACAAGAACACAAGCTACTGATACAAATCATAGAATAGAAATAGGAGCATTTGACGGTACTAATTTCAATGCAAGTTCTGCTTATTATAGTACTGTAGGTAAAGTAGTTACTTATGGCATTAATAATTCAGCAAATCAAGCTACAAACGCAACAACAAACACATTAGGTTTTCAAATTGGTTCAAGAACATCAGCAACATCTTTAAAACTATATTTTAATGGTAGTTTATTATCTACAAACACAAATAGTTCATCAAATCAAACAAATCAAACGTTTTTTTTAGGAGGTTATAAAAATAATGTTGGAATAGGTACTGATTTTTCAAATCGTGAATTATCATTTGTATCAATAGGTGATGGCTTAACAGATACCGAAGCAGCTAACTTATATACTGCGGTTCAAAATTACAACACAACTTTAGGGAGGCAAGTATAATGGAAGGAAGAATAGTAACAAACCAACAAGCAAATGAACTACAAGGAGTATTTATCGATGCTGACACTTTTTTTAATTTCGTTCAAGATATTAACGGAGTTTACTTTTTATTTTTAAGTCAACAAGATGAAATTGATGTTGCTCAAACACAATATGCTTATTTATTAGATATTCCATTAAGTCCTTACACACCACCACCAACACCACCAATACCATGAAAGAAACTTTAGAGCTTATAAAGAAATATGGTGCAACAGCTGTATTAGTTTTATGGCTATGGCACACACATAATAGAGTAGCTAACTTAGAACAAAAGCTTTTTAATTGTTTAGAACGTGATAGATACGAGCAATTCTATACAAGACCAAATGAAGCTATTTTACCAAAAAAGATAGAAGATGAAACTAAAAGTAGTTAGAGAAATAAAGACCGAAGTAAGTACAATTGGAAGACTTTTTGTTAACGAGAAGTTTTTTTGTTATACCTTAGAAGATAAAGATAGAGGACTTAAACAAACAGATAGTTTACTTTTAATTCAAGCTAAAAAGATTTTTGGAGTTACTGCAATTCCTTCGGGTAATTATGAGTTGATAGTTAACCTTAGTCCTAAATTTAAACGTATGTTACCTCGTATTCTTAATATAAAAGGTTTTGACGGGGTTCTTATGCACAGAGGGAACTCGGCGGATCATTCGCTCGGCTGTATTTTAGTAGGCTATCAGAAAGGCGAAAATGCTATATTTGATAGCACAAAGGCTGAAAATGATTTGGTTAATCTTTTGCTATTGCACAAAGATGAAAAACACACTTTAGAAATTATTTAAATCAAAAAAGCCCTCATTACTAAGGGCTTCGTTGTTCAAAGAATATTAGTTTTATGAAAAGAACGTATGCAAATATAATAAAATTTTTTTATGCCAAACTTTCTAAATAAAATTTTTTCAGGTGGAGCTGGGCAAGTAGTTGAAAGCGTTGCCAATGTAGTTGACAAATTTGTTCAAACGAAAGAAGAGAAAGATGCTGCTAATTTAGAACTGCAAAAGGTTTTAAATAGCCATTTAGAAGTAATGGAGCAAGAAGCTACAAAGCAATTAGAAGTTTATCAAAAGGAAATGGATTCTGCAAGAAATCGTGAAATTCAAATAGCAACAGCAGAAAAAGCACCTTTATTAAATAAAATAGTTACACCTATATTAGCATTATCAGTTATTGCTTTAACCTTTGTTTTATTTTATATTTTAATGTTTAAGCAAGTAGGAGCTGAAAAAGATATTATCATTTACGTTTTAGGTGTTCTTAGTGCTGTATGTACTCAAGTTGTTTCTTATTATTTTGGTAGTTCTCAAGGATCAGCTCAAAAACAAACACAAATCGACAAATTGATTAAGTAAAATTTTACTATTGATTTTCAAGTAGTTAGCAATTATTGTAAAAAATAGTTGCTTTTTTTGGTTGTTTATATTAAAAATTGCTTTATATTTGCTTTATAATTAAAAACAAAGAATATGAAAAGCGCAAAACAAATAATAGCAAGAGAAAATGGAAGAAAATTAAATATCCAAATAACAAATCAATTAATAGCTAATGGAATAATGAGTTCATTTACAAAATATACTGGAAAAACTATTGAAGATGTGGAAGATTTAGAATGGATAAAATGGATAAAAGAATTAATGATAATTAGAGATAATTTTTGGAATGAATCAGAAAATTAAATAAATAAAAAAAGGGGGTGCGCATCTTCAACGCACAATTTAAAAATCAAAGAACATGAAAGTAACAATTGAACGCAAGGAAAAAGTTGAAGTAGAAGTAAACTTACCTTTATTTACAAAAGACAAGTATTATTATTACATGATTGAAGAAAACAGAACTACAA